GGATTCAACGCCTTCAACATTCTGCTCGGCCACTACGTTCAGGTTAACCTCGGCGATCTGCTGCTTAACTCCGTCATTTGCATGGCGGTGTGGCTGGCGCGCGGGAATCTGGCGAAGGTCGTTATAACGGAGTAGTCCATGCAAACCAGCGAAAAGGGTATCGCCCTGATCAAAGAGTTCGAAGGCTGTAGACTCACCGCGTACCAGGACAGCGTCGGTGTATGGACGATCGGTTATGGCTGGACTCAGCCAGTCGACGGTAAACCGATCCGCGCCGGGATGACGATTAAGCAGGAGACTGCGGAGCGATTGTTGAAGACCGGACTGGTCAGCTACGAAAGCGACGTGTCCCGCCTGGTTAAAGTAGGGCTGACTCAAGGGCAATTCGATGCTCTGGTGTCGTTCACGTATAACCTCGGCGCCCGGTCATTGTCGACATCGACTCTCCTGCGAAAACTCAACGCCGGTGATTATGCTGGTGCTGCCGATGAGTTCCTGCGCTGGAATAAAGCTGGCGGTAAAGTCCTGAACGGCCTGACCCGTCGGCGTGAGGCGGAGCGCGCTCTGTTCCTGTCGTGATTGGCGGGCTGCTAAGGCGTTACTGGTTGCAGTTGCTGGTGGTGGCGGTAATCGGCGTGTTGGTGTTCTTCGTGAACCACTACCGCGACAACGCCATCGCCTACAAAGACCAGCGCGATAAAGCCACTGAGAAACTCAGCATGGCGAGCGCCACCATCAAAGACATGCAGGTGCGTCAGCGTAATGTCGCGGCGCTGGATGCCAAATACACGAAGGAATTGTCCGATGCGAAAAAGACCATTAACGATTTGCGTCGGGATGTCGATTCTGGCGCTAAACGGCTGCGCATCGCCGCAACCTGCCCTGGAGTGTCCAAATCCACCTCCGCCACCGGCGTGGATGATGCAGGAACCCCCGAACTTACTCCAGACGCTCGACGTAATTATTTCGATCACCGGGACGGAATCGCAACCGCTGACAAAATGATTCGCGGCATGCAACTCTACATCAGCACGCAGTGCCTGAAATAGTGAAGACACCAATGTCTTAAGCACGTGCTATAAAAAACCGCTTATCTTCAGTTTTTTAGCCAATAAGTAATTAGTGATTGCTGCAAGAGAAATACCAACAATCCACGGAAAAGCTGAATCAAGCATTAGCGAGTTGTTCACGTTAATGCTGAAGGTGATGCAGGCAAAGGTATTTGTTAAAACAAACCACGCAAAAAGAATCTGCTTCATTTGGTTATCTCCATGTGTTTCATCCCAGCAATATCCATCCACAAGCCAGCAAAAGCAAGTTGGCGCATAACCGAAAAGGCTACGAAATGAGTGAAGCTAAACCGCAGGACGGCACCACCGTTAAAGGCTAAAGAGGCGCTCAACGTTCGACATCTACCAAATCACTCTAACCACCCAAACAGGCGAAACCTTCACTGGCAAGATGTCACGACGTCAGCCTGAGTTGGTTAACGGCTTTGTGCCGTTGGCGACGGAGACGGGCGAGTGGTTGTATTTCGCTCCTGCCGATGTGAAGCGCGTGCAGCTTACGCCTGTGCCTGTCGAGAAAGAAAACAATGGCGACGTGCAGACTGTCAGTTGAAATCAAAAGCAGGTGGTGGCTTCCCGTTTACATCAGGACGCTGACACAGTTCTGCGTGATGATGCGGTGCGAGCCTGATTACCGAAAGGTGGCTGAATTCATCGTTAAGCATGGCATTAGCCAGAATGTGAATTCAGAGCCTGTAAAACGATAACGGAGTAACGAATGAGCAAACCGGACTGGGAGGCCATCGAGACGGCGTTATGGTCCGGTTCAATTGTTTACGTATTACCTTTACTCCGTCGAGTCAAATATATCCTGTCGCAACTGAGTCAACCGACCTTTTACTGTTAAACCGCCATTTTTCGATGGGCTATAGGTGGTTCTAATAACGTCTGATGGTCTATTTTCTGACAAAACGGCTTGTATGGCAGCATTTACCCCTTTGGCCTGTGGCACCCAAAGAGCAACATCAGTTTCATAGTTGAAAGGTTTTGTCGTGGAGAATGCAGGACGAGTGATATTACTACTTCCGATTAATGAGAATACAGGTCCATTTGTAGTGCTGGCAATTAAGACTTTGGAATGCCATTTATCGCCACGAACATTCCTGATGTCAAGGTTCACTCCTGCGGATTTTAGTGCCTTGTTAAAATCATCAAAGGATTGACGCCAAGAATAACTATGTATGCCAACAGTTACTACTTTAGCTCCCGAAACGGCAAGTAGGTGTGCAAGACCACCTTCTAAAGATGCTCGGTAAGAAGAGTTCCTGCCCTCTTGGTAAAATCCACTGCATATAATTATTTCAGTGAGATTAGGTATTCTAATTGCACTGAGAAGAAGGTTTCTGAATAGGTTCGGAGTTTTTTTATTTCTTAAAATTATTGCAATGCTCACTGGGTTTCCTTCCATGAGATGTGAATGCTAGTTATCGGGTTGGAATCGAACTTTCTTTAGCGGACGACTATTAATTAATCTTTTTAAGGAAAATGACAAGGAATACGGATGAAAACTAGGCCATATCCGCCAGTTAACTTCATCGCCTCCGACAACTGGCAGCCATACACCCGGCTCATTCCCGCCAATGAAGTGCATGAGTGGGTAAGTCGCCAAATCCTCAGCGATACCGGCAGCATCCATAACCCTGACCACGAACACCTGTTAGAGGCTGATCTCTGCTTCATGTGGGCGTCCGATTCGTTCGCGAAGAAAGGGCGGCATGTTCTCGGTCAGGCCGAGCAGGTAATGCTCCGCGCCGGAGGCTGGCAGAAAGCCAGAATGGAACAGCAGATGCATGAATGGTTCGGGCGCATCCCGAAGTTCATCATCACGCTGGCAGCCGATTACTGCTCACAATGCAGTGACCTTGAGTTCTGCGCACTGGTAGAGCATGAGCTTTACCACATTGCCCAAGCCACCGATGATTTCGGAGCACCGAAGTTCAACAAAGAGACCGGGCAGCCAGTGCTTACACTGCGCGGCCACGACGTCGAAGAATTCACTGGTGTCGTGCGTCGATACGGTGCCAGCAAAGAAGTACAGGAGCTCGTTGATGCGGCCAATGCGCCAGCAGAAGTAGCTCACATCGATATAGCCAGGTCATGCGGGACGTGCATGCTAAAGCTGGCCTAACAATATGACTGATTATGACAGGCAGGTAATCCATGGCGACACTGAAAGGTGAGGTCAAAGCCTTCATCGTTCAGTCCCTTGCCTGCTTCGATACTCCATCCCAGGTGGTTGAGCTGGTCAAAAAAGAATTTGGCCTGAGCATCACACGTCAGCAGGTCGAATCGCACGACCCGACGAAAGCAAACGGCAGGGGGCTGGCGCAGAAATGGGTGGACATGTTCAATGCCACCCGCGAACGCTTCCAGAATGAAATCTCCGATATTCCGATCGCCAACAAGGCGTACCGCCTTCGAGTTCTCGACCGTATGGCAACGCGTGCCGAGGGCATGAAGAACCTCGCGCTTACTGCCGAGATAATCGAGCAGGCTGCAAAGGAATGCGGCGATGCCTACACCAATAAGCACAAGTTTGAACATTCCGGCCCGAATGGTGGCGCCATCCAGACGATCACCATGAGCAAAGAGGAATACAAATCCGCACGGCAGGAGATGATGGAGGATGACGACTGCTGAGCAAAGGGCATTTGCCCGTAAGGTTGAATGCGAAGAGGACGGGCTCTATTACGCTCGCTACTTCTTCAAGCAGCGCACCGGCGGAAAGATGATAGTAGCGCCGCACCACAAGGTGATTCAGCAAACACTGGATCGCGTCATTGATGGTGAGATTCAGCGCCTGATCATCAACGTCCCGCCTGGGTACACAAAAACGGAGCTGGCGACCATCAACATGATGGGGCGCGGGCTGGCGCTGAACTGCCGGGCCCGATTCATGCACCTGTCCTATTCGCACAATCTGGCGCTGCTGAACTCCTCCACCGCGCGCGGCATGATTAAGTCTCAGGCCTATCAGTCGATGTGGCCGATGGCGCTGCGCGATGATGCAGACAGTAAGGCTATGTGGTGGACTGAACATGGCGGCGGCGTTTATGCGTCGTCAGCTGCCGGGCAGGTTACCGGCTTTCGTGCCGGACACATGGAGCCAGGATGGCAGGGGGCGCTGATTATCGATGACCCGGTTAAGCCGGACGACGCTTATTCGGAGATCGTCCGCGACGGCGTCAACAATCGATTTAACGAGACAATTAAATCACGACTGGCGATCGAGACGACGCCGATGATTGTCATCATGCAGCGGATCCACTACCACGACCTGAGCGGTTATCTGCTGCGGGGTGGGAGTGGTGAGAAGTGGCACCACCTGAATCTGCCGGTGATTATCGACAATAGCCAACCATACGCTGCGCAGTATCCTGAAAACTCGCACGCTATACCGATTGACCATGGGCTGCCTGATGGCTGGTTGTGGCCGTTTAAGCACAATGAATCGCACCGCGTATCGCTGTTCTCTCACAGACGCACTGCCGAAGCGCAGTATATGCAGAAGCCTCGCAGGTTTAATGCAGAAGGCGCTCTGTGGACAGAGGCGATGATCAGCGCGGCACGCGAACTGCAAATTCATCATGATAAGGTTCGCACTGTCGTAGCCATTGACCCGCAGGCAACAAACAGCGACGAAAGCGATGAAACAGGTATTGTCGCTGCCAGCTCATATGGTGCTGGTGATAAAAAGCAGTTTTCTGTGGATGGCGATTACAGCGGTAAATATTCACCTGCTGGATGGGCCAAGAAATCCATATCGGCTTATGAGCAACACGAAGCTGACGCGATAGTTATTGAGACGAACCAGGGCGGAGATATGGCGGAGGAGACACTCCGCAACGCCGGGTTCAAAGGTCGCATCATTCGTGTCCATGCCAGCAAAGGTAAGTATGCCCGCGCGGAGCCGATATCGGCGCTCTACGAACAGGGGCGAGTGGCAAATCACGGCAATCTCTACGTGCTGGAGAACCAGCTGATGGAATACATCCCCGCCACCGCGAAGAAATCACCTGACCGCCTCGATGCGATGGTTTACGCACTGACTGAACTGAATGGATCGCAACCTGTGGGGATGATGATTCCGAAACGCCTTCGCTAACCAAACGGACACGACATGAACGATAAATTACAGTTGGCGGTTAATCACGCGATTAACGACGCCAGGCTTGCTCGCGCCCGCATGGGGATGCTTAACCCTTCGATGGGGCTGGACGCCAAGCGTAATTCTGCGTGGTGCGAATATGGATTCCCTGAGCAGGTCACATACGAAAACCTCTACGCCCTGTACCGGCGCGGTGGTATTGCTCACGGTGCCGTTGAGAAGCTGGTGGGCAAGTGCTGGCAGACTAACCCGGAAATCATTGAGGGTGACGATGCCGACGAGAGTGAAAACGAAACCGCCTGGGAGAAAAAGTCCAAACAGGTATTCACCAGCCGATTCTGGCGCTCGTTCGCAGACGCTGATCGCCGCCGTCTTGTCGGTCGTTATGCAGGCATCCTTCTGCACGTCAATGACTCCCTAGCCTGGGATCAGCCTGTAACGAAAGGCAAAATGCTCCAGAAGGTTACTGTCGCATGGGCAGGCTCTCTGACAGTTGGTGATTGGGACACTGGCCTGAACTCGAAGACGTACGGTCAGCCGAAAATGTGGCAGTACGCCGAACGGTTGCCGAATGGTTCAAGCCGACGCGTCAATATCCACCCGGATCGGGTATTCATCCTTGGCGATTACTCGGAAGATGCCATTGGCTTCCTGGAGCCAGCTTATAACGCATTTGTCAGTCTGGAGAAGGTGGAGGGCGGTTCAGGCGAGTCATTCCTTAAGAATGCCGCGCGCCAGTTGAACATCAATTTCGATAAAGAAGCAAGGCTGGATGAAATAGCCAGGGCTCACGGCGTCGACTACAGCGAACTTAGCGAAATATATGACAAGGTGGCCCGAGAGATGAATATCGGGAATGACACGGTACTCATAACGCAGGGGGCTTCAGTTGCTCCGATTGTGGCCGCCGTGTCCGATCCTGCACCAACATATAACGTCAACCTGCAAACCGCTGCCGCCGGAGTTGATATCCCGACGCGCATTCTGGTTGGCAATCAGCAGGCCGAGCGCTCAAGCACTGAGGACCAGAAATACTTCAATACTCGCTGCCAGTCTCGCCGTGGCGACCTGTCATTCGAGGTTGAGGACTTCTGCGACAAGCTGATCGAATTAAGTATCCTCGATCCGGTCAGTCAGAAGACCGTTATCTGGGACGACCTCAACGCGCAAAGCGACAGTGAAAAACTGGATGCCGCTCAGAAGATGTCGCAAATCAACAGCGCTTCCATCGGCACGGGTGAGCAGGTGTTTACTGGTGAAGAAATTCGCGTGGCCGCCGGGTATGAGGGTTCGCCCGAACCGCTTCCAGAGGTAGATGATGACGAAGAAGAAAGCGAAGTCACCGATACTTCCGGGAAACCTTAAAGACCCGACGGGTGCCGACCGACTTGAGCGCGGGGCGATGAGAGAGTTCGCCAGGCGAATGAAGCGAATTGGCAAGGCGTACAAGGGCATTCTCGACCGCATTCCTGCATCGCCATCAGTAAACCAGCGTTACACCTTCGACCTCGATTCCACCCAGCTATCAATACTCCTCAGCAATGCCTCATTGCTGGTTGATGAGATTTTGGGTGCAGATAACGAGACAGGATTCTGGTTCTGGGCTGATTACGTCAACCCGGCGTATCAGCGCGGCACGGCGCAGGAGTTTGCCAATCTGGCACAGCAGTCAGCCGTGTACGCTGCCGGACAGGAAAGCGTATCGGCAATCCTCCTGAGTGAGCCTTACCGACGCAGGCTGATTCTGGTTCGCGCTCGCACCTTCGAGGAAATGAAGAGCCTCAGCGCCGATGTGAAAGCGGATATGGCGCGGATACTGACCGATGGTCTGGGGCGCGGACAGAACCCGCTGGAAATAGCGAAGCGCATCACTGAGCAGACGGGAATTGAGTCTCGCCGGGCTAATCGTATTGCCCGGACGGAGATTACCACCGCGTTGCGCCGTGCGCGCCTGGACGAAGACGACGAAGCCAGAGAACGATATGGCATCCGTACAAAGCAGATGCACATATCAGCGCTCAGCCCGACGACACGAAGCACCCATGCCGCGCGTCACGCCCATCTGTATACCGCAGAAGAGCAGCGGGAGTGGTGGGCTAAGGATGCAAACAGCGTGAACTGTAAATGCTCCACAATCGCGGTGCTGGTCGATGAAAGCGGCAAGCCGTTAAGCGACACCATCATCGAAAAAGCTCAGAAAACATTTAACACAATGAAAGCCCGTGGCTACCAATGGGCTAAGGGTTAACTCATGCCAATGCAAGTTAATGTCACCTCGAAGGTGAACAGTAAGGCCATCCGGCGCGAACAGCACAACGGACGCGAGCACTGGGTTGTTCCTTCCTACACCCTTCCGGCGAACGTGGTCATGAACGGCGGTCTGTATCCGGCCAGTGAGATTGACCAGCACTACAGTGGCCTGGAGGGGACGCTGGCACCGCTTGGACACCCACAGGTCAACGGTCAGTTTGTTTCTGCTTTTAGTCCTGAGGGGCTGAATGTGGGTTATGTAGGGGCATGGAACAAAAACGTCAAGAAATCCGGCAACCGCGTCTACGTCGAGAAGTGGATCGACACAGAAGTGGCAAAGCGCACGGATGACGGAAAGCGCCTCCTTGAGCGTCTTGAAGCGCTGGAGAAAGGCGAGGATGTTCCGCCAATCCATACCAGCGTTGCCGTATTCCTAGAGGAGCTTGAAGCGAACGATGAGCAGAAAGCTCAGGGGGCTTCATGGGTTGCGAAAATTCACGCGATGGACCATGACGCAATCCTTCTGGATGAGGTTGGCGCAGCTACGCCAGAGCAGGGGGTAGGGATGATGGTGAATGCTGACCTTGCCACGCCACTGAAGGCTAATTCCGGCGCTCTGGTGGGAGAAACATATCGCGAGCGCGAGCGCCGACTGGAGAAGGCTGCGAAAGATAAATTCGCTCCCGGCGAGAAAGAATACGCCTGGGTGGCTGATTTCACTGACTCACAGGCCGTAATCATCCTCAACAATGGCGATCCGAAGGTTTACGGATACAAATCTGAGGGCGGAAAGATTGTCTTTGACGATACCGGGACAGAGGTTCAGCGCCAGAGTTCATGGGTTTCCGTCGTCAACAAGCTCAAATCATTTTTCACACCGCAGGAACAGCCTGCACCAAACCACAAAACGGAGGGCGACATGCCTTTAACCAAAGAAGAACTGGAACAAATCGGCAGCATGGTTAGCGAGGCCGTCGCCACCAATACCGAAAAGGCTATTAAGCCTCTGGCGGAGAAGGTTGATGCGCTACAGGCCAACCAGGACAAGCTGACCGAAACCCTGACCGCCAACTCCCGCGCCGAAGAGAAAACGAAGCGTGAAGCGGTGGCAAAAGTTCACGGCGATATTGTGGCTAACGCCCTGTCTGGCGAAGCTCTGGATGCGATGTTCAAGTCGCTGGGCGACGCCGCGCCGCTGGGCACCAACTCTGCTCAGCAGCAGAAAGAAACCGGTGCACCTAACCCTGACGAATATTTCAAGAAATAAGGAGCCAGACTAATGGCACGTTATCGCCGCGTTAATATCGACGGTCAGTCTCTGTACAAGACCGAAACCCGCGCCACCGCCGCAGCACTGCTGCCTGGTACGGCTGCTGTTATCAATGGCGACAATCAGTTTGCGCAGGCAACCGCGCTGACCGGTCGCATCTACATCATCGACGTGGCCTACCATCAGGGCTTGAATATCACAGAGGCTGTTCCCGCTGGTGATTCCGCTGTTGGCAACTACGTCGAAGAAGGCCGCGAGCTGGCGCTGCTCTGCGTCGCCGGAACCTACGCCAAAGACGACCCGATCAAGCTGGGCGCAGACGGTAAGTTCACGAAGGCAACGGCGGATACCGATTCGGTGATCGGCTACAGCCAGGATGATGCAACCATTGCCGCCAGCACTACCGATTTCATCCGCGTGCGCATGCGCGTTGGCACTGTAGCTGCACCGGCAACCGGCGGCGGCGAGTAAAGGAGAGCAAGAATGTATTTTACCCCCGAAACACTGGCTGCTAACAGCCGACTGCGCGGGCACTGGAATGAGCTGTGGGCCAACCGCAACATCTTCAACCATCATCACGACATGATGGTTAACTCATATCGCCAGAGCATGACCCCGGAAATGCTGGCAGCTAACGCTGTAGGTGGATTCGCCCGTGAGTTCTGGGCCGAGATTGACCGCCAGATTATCCAGATGCGCGATCAGGAAATTGGCATGGAAATCGTCAATGACCTGATGGGCGTGCAGACTGTGCTGCCTATCGGAAAAACCGCGAAGCTGTATAACGTGTCTGGCGATATCGCTGATGACGTTTCTATCAGCATTGATGGTCAGGCGTCGTATTCCTTCGACCACACGAACTTCGGTTCTGACGGCGACCCGATCCCGGTATTCACTGCCGGTTACGGCGTCAACTGGCGTCATGCTGCTGGCCTGAACACTGTTGGTATCGATCTGGTGCTGGAGTCTCAGTCCGCGAAGATGCGCAAATTCCACAAGAAGCGCGTCAACTTCTATCTGAACGGCGACTCCAGCATTGTTGTTGATGGCCTGCCAGCTCAGGGCATGAAAAACCACCGCAATACGCAGAAGATCAACCTGGGCAGCGGAGCGGGCGGCGCCAATATCGACCTCACCACCGCAACCCCGGCTCAGTTGCTGGCCTTCTTCGGCCCGACCGGACCGTTCGGCCTGACGGCTCGCCGCAACAAAGTTACCGCTTACGACAAGTTGTGGGTCAGCCCGGAAGTGTGGGCAAACATGGCGAAGCCGTATCTGGTAGACATCAACACCGGAACTAATGCCCTGTTGAGCGGAACCGTTCTGGATGCGATCAGCAAGTTCATTCCTGCGAAGTCCATCCAGATGTCCTACGCGCTGTCTGGCAATGAGTTCCTCGCCTATGAGCGTCGCCAGGACGTAATCTCCCCGCTGGTCGGCATGGCCGTCGGCGTTGTCCCTCTGCCACGCCCAATGCCTCAGTCGAATTATAATTTCCAGATTATGAGCGCTGAGGGCTTGCAGATTAAGAAAGACGGCGAAGGCCTGTCCGGCGTGGTCTACGCCGCCAACCTGGCATAAGGAGAGCGACATGGCTAAATACCAGGTAATCAAAGCATGGCATGGCGTGAGCGTCGGTGATGTGGTTGAAATTGAGAAACTGCATCCGTCGCTGAAGCCTCATGTGATTAAGCTCTCTGATGCGGCTTTAACACCGGCGACGCCAGAGGCTGGCACGGATGTGAAATCCCGAAAAGAGATTATCTCAGCGCGCCTGACGGAGCTGGGTATCGAGTTTAAAGGCAACCTCGGGGCTGAAAAGCTCAGTGAGCTGTTGCCGGATGGCGAACTCGAAAAGCTTTTCCCTGCTGAATAACAGCCGCCGCTAAGGCGGTTTTTTTATGCCCCGCTCCGGCGGGGTATTTCACGGAGTCGATAATGGTAACTCTCGAACAGACAAAGGAGTATCTGGAGAGCCAGGGAATTACCATTCCCGATTTTGTTCTTCATGCTCTCGTAGACCAGGCTAACAGCATCCAGGAGTGTCTCGATGCGCATTATCCGGCATCAGTCGCGCTGCTGATTCAGCTCTATCTGCTGGCGCTTATGGGGCTGGCGCAAGGCGACAAGTATATCAGCTCGCAGACTGGCCCTAATGGTGCATCTCGTTCATTCCGTTTTCAGTCGTTTCCGGATCGCTGGAAAGGGGCGCTGGCACTGTTGCGCGTCACCGATAAACACGGCTGCGCTAATGACCTCATCCCTCCAGACCCGACCAATGCAGCTTTTGCTGGCATATGGATTGCCAGGGGTGGATGCATGTGTGGCGGGGGTCGGTAATGGCCTGGATATCGGTTAAGAAGCGGCTGCCGGATCCTTTTGTCAAAGTCTGGGTGATGACCGACAGTGGTAAGCGCGTTACCGGATACGTCAAAAGCAACGGTGACTGGTATCTGCTGTGCCGGAAGGTTGCGGCGGAGAATCCGGAGGTGATCCGGTGGGAGGATAACGGTGTCTGAAACAGCCGCATGGAGCTATACCAATGTTGCCACTGTTTACCCGCGCGTCTACGACGACTGGAACAGCACCTGGACAACCGGAACCCCCTACCTGATTGACTGCACCTGGACGGCAAACAATGAAGTTGCGGTAGATGCCAGTGGGAAAGAGTTCACCACGAATCTGATTTTCTTCACTGAACTGAAGCGCAATGGCATCGATACGACCATGCCGAAGCGTGACTGGTATATCGCCAGAGGTGACACAACATCTCAGGCCGATCCGCTGAAAGCTGGTGCAAACGTCATCAAGGCGGTGACGGAATGGGATATGTCACCATTCGGCGAGGAGCCGGACTACAAAATTCTGACGTGAGGCGATCATGCCCGTTAAAGGTATCAAGCGTGTTCAGATGAACACCCGCAAGGTGCTGAGTGATATCGCTGGCATCAGAACGGAGAAGGTTCTCTATGAAGTCATGAATGCCGGGGCCAACCATGCGGCGCTGATTACTCCGGTTGCGAAAACATCATTTCTCATCAACAGCCAATACAAAAAACTCGAGCCAATGCCATCAGGAATGATTGGGCGGGTGGGTTATACGGCTGACTATGCCGCCGCAGTTAATGCCGCAAAGGGCAAGCTGAAAGGCAAGCCAAGGCCAGACGGCAGCGGAAATTACTGGGATCCAGATGGCGAACCGGACTTCCTCCGCAAAGGCTTTGAGCGAGACGGCCTCAACGAGATTAAGGCCATCATCAAGCAAGGGTACAAAGTATGACGCGTAGCGAGGTGTATGACGCGCTAAGGGCGTGGTTGCAGTCTCACAGGTTTGATGCGGGCTATCGCGTCCAGAAGCGCTTCTGGAACGAGCTGGAAGGAACGGAAAGTGAAAGATACCTTGTCATCCAGCAGAACGGCGGTGGCAAGCCAGAAGAAGCAATTACACGCGATTATTTCCGTATCCTTCTCCTGTCTGGCCAGAACGACAGCAATATTAACCAGGTTGAAGACCGCGCCGACGCCATCCGCCAGGCGATGATCGACGACTACAAAACTGAGTGCATCATCTCGATGCAGCCAATCGGCGGCATCACCGCCATCAAAACAGAAGAAGGTCGTTACCTCTTCGATATTTCCTTTCAAACCATCATTTCCCGATAAAACGGAGATACAAACATGGCATGTGAAGCTGGTGCATTCACAGGGCGTGACGTCGTTGTTTATTACGCGATTTCCTGCCCGGAAGTCCAACCCTCAAACGGTGACTATACACGCCTTGGCATGATGCGAGGCAAAACGACAGGCGCAGAATGGGAAACCGCTGATGCAACTGCCGATATGAGCGCCGCATTCACGCAGGAAAACCTCGTTACTTACAAGAACATTTCGTTCTCAGGTGACGGCGTTACCCGCAAAGAGGATGTTTATGCGCAGAACGCGCTTAAACGCCACGTCTACAACCCACCCGCAGAGACCAGTAACCAGCCGTATGTCTGGCTGAAGATCATCTCTCCAAACGATATTACCGAAGGGCCGTTCATGGTGACCTCATGGCAGGATGAAGCGCCGCACGATGACGTTGCCACCTGGTCTATTGAGGCATCCAGTGCTGGTAGTGTGGACGTGCGCGACGTTGGTGCGGTCATTACTATCACCGCTCAACCGCAGAATCGTACGCTGACCGTTGGTGATGCGCTGAACCTGTCGGTGGCTGCGACTGTGTCTGACAATTCAGCACTGACTTACCAGTGGAAGAAGGGTGGTAGTGACATCTCTGGCGCAACATCAGCAACATTCACCAAAGCAAGCGTGGCTGCCGGTGATGCCGGATCATACAGTTGTCAGGTGTCTTCCTCCACGGCGGGCAGCGTGACGTCCGGGTCTGCTACGGTTGTTGTCAACGCAGCGTGATTTCAGGGGCTTCGGCCCCTTTTTTTTGAGAGGTTTCATGAAAGCAATAACCGATATCGGACAGGCAGTTGTCCGCGCTGGGGGCAAAGAGGTATTCCTCAACCCGTCATTCCTCGCCATGTCTCGCATTGGGTCGCCGGAACAGATTGTTGATGCTTTCGTGAAGGTTCATGCCGGGCATTACCAGAAACACCGAATCTCCGATACTCAAATCCTGAAGGCGGCCAATGCCCGATGCTTTGCTGAAATGGCAGCATCTGCGGCAAACGTAGTACGGAATTGCTCTGAGGGTGATATTGCAGAGGTGATTGGTTCGTACTCGGTGAACGCAGCAGGACGGCTGCTGTTCAAGCCTGGGGTTATCCCAATCGAGGATGTTATCCAGCTTGCTCGCCACCTGATTCTGCATGGCGTAATGGGCGACCAGCCACCGGAAGAGTTCGAAGGCAAGAAGGGCGAATACAGCGATAAATTTGATGTCCGGTCATTCGTCTACACCGCTGTTGCTCACCTCGGCATGAGCGAGTCAGATGCCTGGAACATGACAATGACCAGCTTCCGAGCCGCCATGAATGCCAAGTTCCCGCAGAAGGAAAAAGCAAAAGTGCCAACCCAGGAGAAATACGACGAGGTTATGGACTGGGCCGAGCAAATGCTGGCTATCGACGCGCAACGGAACGGCCCGCATTAATCTCCTTCGAAGCAACACAACCAGCCTCGCAATAGCGGGGCTTTTTTGTATCCGCAATAAAACCAACGCGCTTCACACGCGCACGTTATAATCCTAGAGCCTACAGAAAGCGAGCCTGAGAGTTAGTTGTACTCTGGGGCGGCTATCTCTGTGTGACAGGCTCACTTTCTATAGGTAAACCTCATGCACTATCCTACCGTATCTGTAAACGGCGTATCCGTTCGTGTCGACAATGAAGGGCGCTACAACCTCAATGATCTCCATGCAGCGGCTGTGGCTGAAGGTAAAGCCACTGAATCACAGCGACCAGGTGAGTTTCTCAAAACCAAGCAAGTAAGGCGGTTCGTGCAAGCCCTGAGCGATGCGAAGAAAATCGCATCGGTTATGACCATTAAGGGTGGCCCACTTCAGGGTTCCTGGGGGCTTGAGCTTATCGCTATACGCTATGCAGCCTGGCTCAATCCACTTTTTGAAATCAAAGTCTATGAGACATTTCAAATGCTGATGCGTCGCGGGTTCGATGCCATGTCCCGTCTCAACAAAATCGACCACGTTATTAACACCGAAACCAAAGCGATCAGTCAGTGCGCCAGCCAGATGGCCCGGTGGGGAGTTGGCGGACGCAAAAAGCTACTCCATGCAGCGCGTGATCGCGTTGCTGATGAGGTACAGATGTATTTGCCGGGTATTTACTGAGAAAAAGAAGCCGCCAGAAAACTGACGGCCATCAGAGATCCGCAATGGCGCGGAAAATCGGTGATAGAGCATTTGAAAACCACAAAGATTGAGGGGGTGGCTGTCGTTTACTCATTTAGTCTATGGCTATAGGATAATACCTAAAATGGCGTAGAGGGATAAAGGAATGAAAAAACTACCAATTATTGCGATCTGCGTTGCACTCCTCGCTGGTTGCGCAGGAATCATGGAGAAACAGGAACCGATCTGTGAAGGTGTGGTAATGTTCGGCGGGCAAGATACCACCGTGCAGATTTACGGAGTTCGCAAAGTAGCCAACCAGACCCAGTATCGAGCCGGCTATCCGTTCAACTGGCAGTGGGTATCAAAGAACAATTTCTCCAGTACCACCTGCGATAAGAAGCCAGAGATTCGTAACGACCTTCCAACCAAATCTGCCTGATTGAAGCGCACATCCGAACCCGCTTAACTGCGGGTTTTCCTGTTGCGGTGATACCTGATAGGATTTGTCTCATCTTTTACTGATGGGGATAGGGATATGAAGAAGGTGCTTTTGTTGGCTTTAGTCATTGGAACATCGTTTTCTGCAAATGCTGGCGTAGAGAAATTCGGGTCGTGGATTACCAAGTCAGAGACAAATAAGATGACTGATCAGACTGACTTCGTGGGTATTAATACATCACCGGATATCTACAACAAAGCGGGTTCAAGTCGTGAGACAAGTCTCGTACTGCGTTGCAGTGAGAATAAGACGGAAGTCTATTTATCGTTCAGCGACTATATGGGATCCGATAGCCCAAGAGTAACTATTCGACTCGATGGTGGAAAACCAGTTAAGAAGGCCTGGGGTGGTGGGGAGGGCGGTGATGCGGCATTTGCTCCGCAGCCAATACAATTTATAAAGGAATTGGCTAAACATAAAAAAGTAATATTTGGTTTTGAACCTTACGGAACCACGATGCAAGTAGTTGAATTTGACCTGTCAGAAACAGATAAAGTTATGGAAAATTTATCACAGGCTTGTAAGTGGAAATAAAAACACTGCCTTAATACAAACCCAGCGCTCGCTGGGTTTTTTTTGCCTGGAGAAAGTGAAATGACCCAGAACGTCGGCGATATTGAATATGTGATTAAGGCCGATACGGCACAGTTGCTGCGTGCTGATAAACAGGTTCGTGACGTAACCGACGGCATGGAAGGTGGTTTCAAGCGGGCTGATAAGGCCGCTTCATCGCTAACATCATCCTTTGGTAGCCTGAGTCGTGTAGCCACTTCTCTGATGGCTATCCTGTCGGTTCAACAGGTATCTCAATACGCCGACGCATGGACTACGCTCAACAACAAACTGGCTAACGCTATTCGTCCGAACGAGCAATTGCTGGATGTGACGGAGAGGGTATTCAATATTACGCAGCAAACAAGATCCAGCCTTGATGCTACGGCAACTTTGTATGCAAGACTTGAGCGAGGAACCAGGCAATATAATACCTCAGCAGAGGATTTGGCTAAGCTAACAACTATTATCAACCAGGGCTTTGTTGTATCTGGCGCTACAGCTCAAGAGGCTGAGAACGCAATCATTCAGCTATCGCAAGGTATCGCCTCGGGAGTTTTGAGAGGGGAGGAGTTTAACTCTGTTGCTGAACAGGGTTCCAGGTTGATGGTTGCCCTTGCTGACTCTATGGGCGTTGGTATTGGAGAGTTACGCCAGATGGCCGCCGCCGGGAAGTTGACTACTGATGTTGTGGTTAACGGATTACTTTCACAAGGGGTGACGATCGGCAATGAGTTTGCCAACACCACGACAACTATCAGTCAGGCATTGCAGGTTGCCGGGAACAACATCACCAAGTTCTTTGGTGAAAACTCCACAGTAAAAACCGGTACAGCAATTTTCAACGATGCCGTGATCGGCGTCAGTGAGAACATCGGCGCTCTCAGTGCCATCTTGACCGCTACCGCTGCTGTTATGGGGGGTCGCTACGTTGGCGCCCTGACTATGGCTACTGCTGCGAAGGTAAAGGCCGCAGTTGCTGCAAGAAATCAGTCAGCAGCAGAGATGCAGGCTGCACAGGCTGCGGCAAACAAAGCTAAAGCAGATCTCCGCGCGGCAGCTGCTGCTAAAGAGCGTGCGCTGGACGAGATCCGCCTTGCTGAGATGATGAAGCAGACAGCGATTAGCGCGACGAATGCTGCGGCTGCCGAGCAACGCCTGTCTGCCGCACGAACGGCAGCAGCCGGAGCTGTAGATAACTACAATCGCTCTCTTGCGGCAAATAAAGCGGCGCAGGCTGGGTTGTCCACAGGTGCCGGGCTGGTTAGTCGTGGGTTATCTCTCATTGGTGGTCCTGCTGGTGCCGCCATGCTCGCTGCCAGCGCGATTCTGTATTTCTCTCAGAGGGCTAAAGAGGCCAGAGACGACGCGAATACACTGGCAGACAGCGTCAATGAACTGAGCGCCAAGTTCCAGACCATGTCGCATACCGAACTGGCGGCCACCATCGGCAAACTGAGCCAGAATCTTCCAACTCTTAGCGAGGCTGTAGCTGACGCACAGAGAGAATTTAACGACGCCACCGCTGCTGTTCAGAGACAGGAAAGGGAGATTGCTAACTGGGGAACGAACACTACCCGAGGACGGCAGGCGGCAGAGGCATTAGGAGGCGCTCAGGATAAATTAGCGGTTGCAACACTTGAACTTGAACGTGCTCAAAATCGACTCAGCCAGACCCAGAGCGCTATTAACATTGGACGTGCCACGCTCAACGGAACGATGAGGCAGGGCATCGATCTTCTTCGCCGTGATGGTGAGGAGGCCAGCGTTACCGCCGGAATGATGGGCAAGCTTGGCGACATGATTAATTTCGCTGCAAAAGCGAAGGATAAATTCAACTCCAGTAGTTTGATGGTAGAGCGCCCGAAAGATGTTCAGGATTACCTTGATAAACTGCAAGACCAGGTGACGCTCCAGAGCGAGCTTAACGATCGCAAGCGTGCGCAGTTGAAGGCTGAGCAGGACATCAGAAAACTTGGTGGGACTGAAGCTGATGTCAGACTGGCGAGGGAAAGGGCTGCTGCCGAATACGACGCCCAGCAAGCTCAGCAGAAAGGCAAAAAGGAAACCAAAGACGCCACGTCTGAAGCAACCAAATACGCTAATCAGCAAGAAGCAATCGCCCAAAAACTTGCGAATCTGAAGCAGCAGTCTGAACTTGCTGCCGGTTCTACTTCTGAGCTAAGCAGAGAGCAAGCGGTTCTCGCAGCGCAACAATCACTTGGCAAAGGTGCTACCCAGGAACAAATAGCGCTGGCTGGTAAATATCGAGGCGAAATTTGGGACACAGCCAATGCACTTAAAGCGCAGGCTGCTGCTGAGAAGTTATTGCCGGAAGCGCGCGAGAACGCCAGCTATAAGCAGGATGTTGACGATCTGAAAACAGCGCTGGCGGCGAAGAAAATCAGCCAGGAGCAGTTCAATCAGACATCCGAGCGACTGGAGGCCGCCCACCAGGTTAACCTTGCGAAAATCCGTGCCCAGCAGGTAGTCACGCCTCAGCAGTCCGCTCTCGGTGAAATCGACCCGGTTCAGCAATTGGCTAACCAGCACGCGCAGGAACTGGCTCTCATCCAGCAGTTTGAGACGCAGAAAGGTCAGATCACTCAGCGCGGCCTCGAGCTGATGAACGCGGCCAATACCGAATACGAGCAGGCTCGTATTGCGGCGCAATGGGAGATTTACCGCAACCAGAGCACGACCAATCAGCTGATGGCTGACGCTATCGATTCTCTCCAGGGGGGGGCGACCAATGCCATTACCGGGCTGCTCAACGGCACCCAAAGCCTGCAAGAATCCTTCGCCAATATCGGCACGACAATCCTCAACAGTGTTGTCGGTAGTCTGGTGCAGATGGGGATCGAGTGGGTCAAGAGCCAGTTAATGGGCCAGGCCGCTGCTGCTGCATCACTGGCATCGACAATGGCTCAGGCTACCGCCGCTGCATCTGCATGGGCGCCAGCAGCGATGAGCGCTTCTATAGCAACAATGGGGAGTGCTGCTGCTGTTGGTCAGACGGCCTATGCTGGCTCTCTCCTGGCAGCCAAAGGAATGGCCGTTGCTGGTGCGCGTTATAACGGTGGGCCGGTCGATGCCGGATCTCTGTATCGGGTAGGTGAGAAGGGTAAGCCAGAGATATTCCAGGCCAGCAATGGCAGCCAGTACATGATACCTGGTGATAACGGCCGGGTGATCAGCAACAAAGATGTGCTGGGGGGCGGAGGTGGTGGTGCTTCATTCAACCCCGTAATGAACCTGACGATAAATACCACTGGAGGAATTGGCAGTGAGGATATCGCAAGACTGCGAAAGGCATGGAGCAACGACATGCTGAAAATGATGGTGGACCAAAGTACGAGACCGGGCGGGCTATTACAGGGCAGGAAAAAATAAGCGGCTAAAAGCCGCTTTATTATTCAACCCTGACCACATCCTGTTTTGACTATATCTTCAATGATGTCGTTGACAGTCTCAGCTGCCGCTCGAAGTTCTTCCTTTGATGTTGAGTCGCTTTCAAGTTCATCAAAATTCATTGAGCGAGTTCCCGCAAGCCTCATAAGAGCTTGCTTTTGATCTTCGTTGAGCGTTGCGATTACGTAGCTGAGTACTGTTTTTACAGCCAGTCCATTTAGTAATTCATGAGAAGGTGCAGCCATATTTTAACCTCTTATTTTGATGGGTAAATAAGCGTAATTGTAACATGCAAAACTGTGCAAAATTAAATCTATAAGGCCTAAATATGCCAGAAACATTCACATGGACACCGCAGAAAGCCTACTCGGTAGAGCGAACCCCAAATGTCGCCGTCGTTAAACTCGGTGATGGCTACGAGCAGCGACAGGTGAAGGGTATCAATCCACTGATGGATAAATACTCGCTCACCTTTCGCGGCGTCAGCGGAGCGTGCCGCAGTAACCCTGCGAAGGATGCAGAGGCATTCCTCAAAGCCAGGGGGGCGGTTGAATCGTTCTACTGGACGCCATCCGATACGGGAGTGCGGAAGCTGTTTGTCTGCCGCTCCTGGAATATGACAAAGACCGGGCCGCTGTTTGAACTGACGGCCACTTTTGAACAAGTACCACGATAAGCCGAAAGGCGGGAGACAGTTATGACTTTAGAACAACGTGTTGAAGAGTTAGAGGCTATTGTTGATTCAATGAAAGCACAGATGGAAGAAGTTATTAGCGCTCACACCTGTGCTTATAATCAAATCACTGCGAAATTAGATCAAATTGCCGTAATTCAAGCTGAACGCAAGGCTTGAATAGCAAGTTTTTCAATCTCACCGATGGTTTTATTCTTTATCTCATCTGGCGCTATATCTAGGTTTACCGAATAAAATTGGTCATTAGGGCCAATCAAATTAGCTTTTAATTTAAATGTATTTCCAGCGACCGCAAAAGAAATAAAGTCAATAGCGTTTAATTTCAATTCTGACATTATTTTTCCTTTATCAGAGGTAATCAGCCATCCCCCTTCGATGGTTACGCCAGTGTCCCACCACTGACGAGCTGAGCTTACACGTTAACCAGGGTTATCAGTAAGCAACATCCTGATATTCAAACAGTAGCCACCACTTGGTGGCTTTTTTTATGGGAGTTTGCCGTGCGCGACATACCAGCCAGTATGATTATTGATAGCGTCGACTCCGGAGTAGGCGCGTTTATCGACCTGTTCGAAGCCGACCTGCAACCCTTTGGCGGAGACCTTATCCGGTTCCATTCCGGCACCAATGGATATTACGGAAATGTGATCTGGAAGGGGAATCAGTATCAGGCATACCCGATAGCAGTCGAAGGGTTCGAGTCAAAGAACGAAGGCACATATGCCCGCCCAACAATGGTGGTGGCGAACGTCACGGGTTTACTGACGGGCATAAACCATGACTTCGACGACATGCTTGGGGTGGTGATCACCCGCCGTCAGGTTCCGGTGAAATACCTGGACGCGGTGAACTTCCCCAATGGCAACCCTGACGCAGATCCGACGCAGGAAGCGGTTTCCCGTTACGTTGTTGAGGAGATGACGGAAGAGACGTTCGAGCAGGTGACCTACACGCTGGCGACACCGATTGACTGCGACAACGCTATCATCCCGGCGCGAACCATCCTTGCCGACGTCTGCCAGTGGCAGTATCGCGGCGTCGGGTGCGGATATGACGGGCCGCCGGTTGCAGATGAGCGCGACAATCCAACCACTGACCCGGCGAAAGATAAGTGCTCTCACCGCCGTAGCGGCTGCCGCTTCCGTTATCCACGACCGGAACCAATGCCAATCAGCAGCTTCCCCGGCTCTCAGAAGGTTTCATGATGCAGGAATTACTCGATTATGCGGCATCGTCGCAGGATGAGGTGTGCGGCTTAATCCTGGATGGCGGGCAGTTGTTCCGCTGTCGGAATGTTCACCCGGAGCCGGGAAATCACTTCCGAATCAGTGATGATGACTGGCTGGCGGCCGAGGAGGCTGGAGAGGTGACTGCGGTATTCCACTCTCACCCAATGAACAGCCCGGTCCTGTCCGGTGCCGACCGTAAATGCCAGGTTGCATCGGGCCTTCCATGGGTGCTGGCCTGTAACGGAACAATCAGAACGCTCAGGCCGGTGGATTACCTTTTGGGGAGGCGGTTCGAGCACGGAGTGACTGATTGTTACACGCTATTCCGTGATGCGTATCACCTGTGTGGCATCGACCTCCCTGACTTCGAAAGGACGAATGGCTGGTGGTTGAGAGGGGAGAACCTTTATCTGAACAACATGTCGCGCAATGGCTTCAATCAGGTATCGCCGGGAGAAGCGCTGCCAGGTGACGTAATAATCAGGCAGCCATTCCCCGGAGCTGACCCTTGCCACGCAATGATTCTGCTCGATGACAATATGGTTCTTCACCACGATTGCTCCGGGCATTTAAGCCGGAGAGAGCAAATGCGCCCGGCATACGTTAAGCAGATGCATTCCATATGGAGACATGAACAGTGCTCATCTTTAAATTTGCAGGGCATTTACGCCGACATTTCCGCAAAGTCGAGCTGAACGTTGATACCCCTGCTCAGGGAATTCGCCTTTTGCTTGCTCAGAATCATGAGTTCAAAAAAGCATTCCTGAACGCCAGAGTAAGAATGCGAGTGGCGGGTGAGGATGTTGAAACGTCTTCGGTGCAGTGGCACATGGATCGGCGCCTGGAGGATGGCTCTGTAGTGCTGTTTGTCCCGGTGATTGAGGGGGCGGGACTTGAGACCAGTACGATAGTTCTCATTGCCTCACTGGTGCTGTCTGCCGCCTCGGTTGCTTACTCCATCTACATGTCACGGAACATGAAAAGCAAAACTTCAGCGGAAGCGGCCGAAACAAACACCCTCACGAATAACTCGTTTACCAGTGCAGAAAACAGGGTCGGACAGGGGCATCCCGTACCGATACTGCTCGGTGAGATGGAGGTCGGCAGCAACGTAATAAGTCTCGGCATCGACACATCTAATAATTCCGACTGGGAAGAATCAATCAGCTAAGGTGGCGCTATGTCTTCAGGTGGCGGTAAAGCATCAACCCCAAAACTACTCGACGATAACCTCAAATCAAAACAATTCTATCGGGTACTGGATCTGATATCTGAGGGGCCAATTGCGGGCCCGGTGGATCAGGAGCACCTGTCTTCATTCAAACTGAATAAGACGCCTATCACTGACTCGAACGGTAATGTCAACGTGAACGGCATTAGTGTTGCCTGGCGACCTGGATCGGAGACTCAGGAGCCAATCAACGGCTTCTCTGCAATCGAAGCGACGACCATTGTTAACACTGAGGTCACTTACGACACCCCGCTGGTTAGAACCGTGACAGATCAGGACGTGACCCGTGTTCGTTTTAACATCGGCGTCACCGGGCTCATGGAGCAGGACTCCAAGGGTAACCAGAAAAACACCTCTGTAACGATGGTTATCGAGGCCAGAACTGGCTCGTCGGGCTGGGTCATGGAGAAGACGGTGACGATTACAGGGAAAATCTCTGGCGAGTACCTTGAGGCGCACGTCATTGATGCTCCTGACGCAAAGCCGTTTGACATTCGCGTTCGTCGCATTACGCCTGACAGCAGCAGCGATTTGCTGTCAAACGGGACTGTATGGAACAGCTACAGCGAGATCACCGACGACAACCTGAGCTATCCGTTCTCTGCTGTTGCCGGCTCAGTCATCGACCGTGACCAGTACACCGACACGCCGAGCCGCACATATCATCTTCGCGGGCTGATCGTTGACGTACCGGATAACTACGATCCAATTGCCAGAACTTACTCAGGGCTGTGGACGGGTGGCTTCAAAAAGGCATGGACTAACAATCCGGCGTGGCTGTTCCGTGAGCTGGCGAAAAACACCCGATTTGGCCTGGCGAAACGCGCCGGATACATCGATGTTGACGATGGCGCACTCTACATTCTGTCGCAATATTGCGATCAGCTTGTAGATGATGGGTATGGCGGCAAAGAGCCACGCATGACGCTCAACGCCTACATCACAGAGCAGGCGAGTGCGCGAGACATTCTCGACAAGATAGCGAGCATGTTCCGTGGCATTGCGCTGTGGGACGGCCTGCGCCTGTCCGTAATGCTGGATGCGCCACAGGATCCGATTGCGACAATCACGAACGCCAACGTTGTGAATGGCGAGTTCAAACGAAGCTCTGTAAAGCGTTCAGAGAAATACAATGCCGTTGTAGTGTCCTGGACCGATCCTGACAACGGCTGGGAGCAGGTGAAAGAGTACGTTTCCGACGATGAGATGATAGCCAAAGGAAACTACAACGAAACCACTCTGGAGGCGTTTGGCTGCACCTCTCGCGGACAGGCATGGCGGGCAGGTAAATGGCTGCTGGAAACAGCAAAGCGTGAAAGCAGCAGGTTGTCTTTCCAGATGGCTCGGGATGCTATCCACTTCACGCCGGGTGATATCGTTGAGGTCATGGATAATGACTACGCAGGAACTCGCCTCGGGGGGAGAATTGTTTCTCATTCCGGGAGGGTGATAACGGTGGACGCGGTTGATTCCTCGGTAGTAACAGACGGCTCCACTATGTCGATTATGGGGAGGGACGGAAAGTTCTCTCGCTATGAGATTGATGGCGTTAACGGAAATAACGTCACACTCAAAACCGAACCGAACTGGGTGAGGGCGGGAACTGTATTTGCCATTTCAACCGCAAGCGTTGCGATTCGCCTTTTCCGGATACTGAGCGTTGCCGAAACGGAAAACAACTCCGTCTACAGCATAACGGCCTCATTGCACGACCCCAACAAACAGGCAATCGTTGACGAGGGTGCAGTGTTTGAAGTTCCCAGCGATACGTTGAACGGCTACCGCGTGCCTAACGTGGAAAACCTGCGAATCCTGAACACAAACACTGAGACCGTCCAGGTTACAGCAACGTGGGAGACGGCAACCACCACTAAAAAGCTGGTGTTTGAGCTGTACATCTACAGTGCTGATGGGAAGCTGGTATCTCAGTACGAAACTGACCAGTTCCGGTATGAGTTTTACGGTCTGGCTGCCGGTAGCTACACGCTCGGCGTTCGTGGGCGCAATGAAAACGGGATGAAAGGCGCCGAAACTCAGGTGAGTCTTATTATAGGCGCGCCAAAGGCTCCTAACTCCGTTCAGTGGATACCCGGACCATTACAGGCCACTCTGGTGCCAGTTATGTCTGTAACGGCAACATCAGATACCTCTTTTGAGTTCTGGTACGCAGGCGAGACTCCGATCCCATTAACCGATGACATTGAGAACAAAACTCAATTCCTCGGAAGGGGGAACCAGTGGACCATTCAAAAGCTCAAGTTTGACCACGTCTATTACGTTTATGTCCGGACACGCAACGCGTTCGGGGTTTCTGATTTTGTTGAGGCTTCAGGAAAGCCAACGGATGACTTTAGCGATATCACCGATGCAATCCTGGAGGAAATTAAGGAGAGCGATACCTTTAAAGACCTCATCGAGAGCGCCGTCGAGAGTAGTGAAAAGCTCGCAGAACTGGCTGATGCCATCAAAGATAACGCGGATGGCCTTGCTGCTGCGGTTGGCTCGAACAAGCAGACCGCTGAAGCAATCATCGGAAACGCGCTGGCTATTGCCGATGTTGTCGTGCGCCAGACAGCCCAACAGGGCGCTAACTCTGCGACTTTCGAACAGCT